GACCTGCGTCGAATGCAGAAGATCCTTTGTAGCCAACTACTAGGTAGTTTGCGCCAGCATATGGATCGATGTACACTCTGTAGCGACCGTTTAGAACACCAGCAAATGTATTGCCTGTGTCATCAACAGCTAGTGCGTTGCCGTTTAGAGCTGGAGTGTAGTCAAGGATACCGGCCATTTGTAGAGCAGATGCAACATCTGAAGAACAAATAACGATATTGCCTTTACCACGACGAGTAGCTTTAGCGATTGCGTTGGCTTCTTGTTCGATTTGGAACATTAGACCCTTGAATTTCTCAACTGACCAACGACCGTTAGCGTCAACGTCAAGATCGAAAGTACCTGCAACTGCAGTACCTGCTGCGCCTGCTACGGCTGTAGAATAAACTGTACGAACTAATTCACGGTTGATTTCAACTAAGATTTCAGACTGTAGAATGTTCGCTAGTTCTGTTTCAGCATCTAGACCGTGAACGGCTTTAAGATCCTGTGCAAGCTCAGTAGTGTACTCAGCTTTTAGAGCTCTTGACTTAGCAGCAACAGTTACTTTCTCGATAGAGAAAGCCATTTCTGCAAAGTTAGTGCCGTTACCGTCGCCTAGGGCTTCAGCAGCTGCAGTAGCCATACCAGTACCAGTTGAGAACAACGATGTGTTAGCAACAGTACCTGGAATAGTACCAGTGTGTGTACCTGCACCAGAGAAACCGGTATTAGTTTCATTGAAGAAAGCTTCTGTACCGTTTGTTGCGTTTGTATACTTAGAACGCATTGCAAAGATCAAGCCTGTTGGGCCTGTCATTGGTTGAACGCCAGCAATATCATATGCCATTAGGTTAGGCATTGCACGACGTACTAGGGAAATAAGTACTGGATCGTAACCGGCTACTGGACCAGTAGCTGTAGAACCAGAACTATAACCGCCTGTACCGACAGCGTTAGTTGGAGTTTCAGAAAGCAAACCTGTCATGGAAGCAGAAATATCGCCTGATTCCATTAGAGCGCGCTCTGTGTTCTCTAGAATAGTAGCAGTTACGCTACGCTTGTGTTGATCAGCGATTGGTGCGAAAGAAGAGTGCTCAAGAATTGGGCCCCATTTTTCGACAAGTGCTTGATAGTTTGACTGTGCCATATTGTCTATCTCCTTAATTAAAGTTCTATCTGAATCTATTTATAAAAATTACTGTTTTGCTGACTGTTGTCTTGAGTTCAACGACGCAACAAGAGCGTTAATTGAAGAATAGTCAGAGACTGGTTTCTTAATTGCTGCTTCTTCTGTAATGATTTCTTGCTCAACATCGGAAACATCTTCTGCAATAACTTTCTTTGGTGTATTAAAGAAAGATTCTTTTAGAGTAGTAAGATCCGATTTGTATTCTTCGATATCATTAGTACCAAGCTTTTCAGAAAGTACTTTCAATCTTTCACGTTGAGTGATAGTAAGATCTTCAGTCATTTCGTCAAAAACTTTTCCGGCTTTGAGCGATGCTACTTGCTTTTGTAGTTCAACGTTTTCGTTGATTGCTTCATTAGCAGTAGTTTTAAGTTGCTCAACTTCTTCTTCAAGACCAGCAACTACGTCAACTGTTTCATCAGTAACGTCGATGTTGTGCTCTTCAAAGAGAGTCTTAAGACCCGTCATTAATGACTCAGCCATTTCAACCTTAATTCCGGCTTCGATAGCAAGTTCATTTTCTTTCATCCACTCTTCTACTACGTAGTCGAGATATGAGTCAAGATTTTCTACAATTTTTTCTACTGCTGAATCAACAGATTCTTTCATTTCTTTTTCAAGAATTTCTGTTTGTTCTGCAATAATTTCGTTAGCTTTTGCTGTAGCTGCTTCATTAACAGCTGCTTCAAATACTAATTTTACTTTAGATGTGAATTCTTCTGAAAGATCCATACCTTCGAAGATTGCTGCGATTGATTCCTCAATCTCAATTTCTTCGATAACTACTTCAGAGTCAGCGTCCGCTTCTTCTTTAACAGCCCCTGGTGCGCCAGGAACTTTGCCAGGTGTTGGATCAACAGACTTTTTAACATCCGCTTTTTTCTTAGCAATTGCTCCGCCTGCACCGGTTACAGGGTCTGCAATCGTTGAGACTCCGTTATCAGACGCAAGTTTTTCAACTAGTTCTTTTGTCATAAGTTTTACTCCTTTTAGGTTATATTCTATATGCTTAACTATTTATAATAAATTAATTTTTAAGCGATTTCACAAAGCGCTCGAACAAACGAGCCGCTGTGCTTTCGTCTACTCGACGAACTACTCTTTTAACTTCTTTTTCAATTTCTTCTTGAATTTCTTCAATTGCTTGTTCAACTGATACGTTTGTAGGTAACCAGTTTCCACGAGCAATATCGTAAAAATACTCGGTGTTTTCCATAATGCCATTTACGAAGCAATTTGGACCTGAAGGATCTGTTACAATATCAACTGTAGCTAAATGGAAATCTTTTTGGACTTCCATAATACCTTCTGCTGTCTGTTTTACAGAGCCTAGGCCTCGAGTTGATACACCAAACATAACACCTTCGTCCATTAATGTCTTAACGATATTACCCATTGGAGTGCCGAGAATTTTTGCTTTGCCAACAAAGTTAGATCCATCTCTCTTCATTTCTGTAATAAGATGAGATACTCTGTCGCCATTAATGGCTGGACCGTCAGGATGACCTAGTTCACCAAGAGCTCTCTTAGTGCTAATAAAGTCTTTCTGATATCTTTTCATTTCTTTTTCAAGAATTTCAGATGAATACATTCTACCATTACGGTTTTTGATATCACCTTGCATGAAGATGCCTTCAATGAAGTGAGACTTTTCGCCTGTTGCTTCATTTAGCTCTGTTTTAAAGCTGCATTCTTCTACAACTTCGGTTATTAGTTTCATTTAAGCACCTTTTGTTATTCTAATTTGTATTTATAATTACGTTTATTAGACTCTAGCGTCATAATAATTCTTGGATATTTCACCACGAACATATGTTTCGCCAGCTTTTCTGCATTTAACATACGTATATTGTGGGTTACCACCAGGTGGTGTAAACGTTCTAATTCCAGCTGCAGTAGTTCCATTAGCATCTACATATGTGTCAGCTGCAGTTGCAGCATCATCAAATTCCCATATGCCGTTAGATCCTGGAACTACTACCCAAGCCATATTACATTGCCTCTTTAGCAAATGCTAAAATTTCTGCAAATCCTGTTTTATCTTTCATTGCAGTTTCAGTCATTTTCTTTACGCTACCAGAAGACATACCGCCCATAAGTTTATTAAGAATGTCGGCATCTTCTTTTTTAAGAACCGATGATGAACCATCTTTAAACTTAACAATACCTTGTTGGAATGCTTCGTCTAACTCAACTTCTTCATGCATTACGTGTTGAACTTCGTAATCACCAGCCGCGTCAGAATCAGACCACTTATCGTAAGCAGCCATATTTCTAAATGTCTTAGTGAACGGTGTTGACTTCATACCCTTAACACCTTTAACAACAACCTTTTTCTTGTCATCCATGTCTTTTTCGTAAGCAGCTTCTTTTACCGGCTTTCTAGAATAGACAGTACCCGTAGAAACTTTCTTAGAATCAAAACCAGCCTTTTCACCAGCCTTTGTTGGGATCTGGCTCTTATAATTCTTTAAATCAAAAGGGCTTACTGGTTTTTCTGCTGCTTCTTTCTTTAAAGCGCCTCGTGCTTGAGCTGATGCTAACATAGCAATACGATCAGCAACACCTGCTATACCAGGTTTAATATCTTTTGCTGCTTTCTTTTCACCGGCAGTTGGATTGTTAATGTGCTTCATTGTAGTTTTAGCCTGATGACTTTGAGCTTCATCTACTTGTTCTACTTCTTCTTTTAAGCTACCAGCTAAAAGCTTTTTAGCCTTTTCATGATCTCTTTGACCAACAATAATATGATGTCCAGCGCCTGCACCTTGTTGTGCAAAAATACCAGCTTTTTTCAATTTACTGATATGCTTATCGTTATCGTCCATGTTATTAGCTGTTGTTTTAATAACAGCATCGCCACGGCCTTCATCTACTTGCTCAGCAGCTTCTTTGTTTAATAACTTAAAATCGTGCTTATCGATTTTACCGTTCTTATTTTTATCAATCTTGTGCTGATCGCCTTTAAGTTCTTCTTTAACACCTTTTTCATTTTTAGATGCCCAGATTGCTTTGCGTTGTGCATCAGAAGCAAAACCTTCATTCTTCTTAGCTCTAATCATAGCCAAGTCTTCACCATCAATCTTATTATTCTTATTATGGTCTATTTTCTTTTGCTTAGGAGAAAGTGCTTCATCCATATCATCAGCGTAACCCATGTTCATGTAGTCCATCTGATTTTGTCCTTGCATATACGAATACAAGGTTTTCATTTCTGAATGTGTAGCAGCTAATTTATTTTGGAACCACTCTTCTGGGTCGCTATTAAGCTTTAGCATACCAGAAATTTCTTCAGCAGCATAGCAAATAAATGCTAGTTGATTCATCATCATTGGAATTTCTTCTTGAGGCTGTTCTGTTAGATCTGTAGATTCTCTCATTAATGCACTATGCGCATCTTGCTTTTGCTTTAAAGATTTTTTAGCCATAGCTAATTTCATATTAGCTTCGTCATCTTTTGGTGCTAAAGGTTTTAATTTTTCGATTCGTTTTTCTAAATTTGAAATTTCTGTTTCAAGTTTAAAAGCAGCATCAGAGTTTTTAACCTTCATCTCTTCAAGATCAACAGATTCATATGCAAGATCGTAATTAGCATCGCCTTCTTGGTCTGCTTTATTCTTTGCTTTTGGCTTAGTGCCTTTAAACTGTGTCTCAGGAGCAACTGGGTGATTCTTCACCTCAACCTTGTGCTGAGCTTTAAAAGCTTTTTCTTCTGCTGGTTCTGGTTGCGCAACTTCTGCCATCATTGCTTTAAAGGACTTCATCGGGAATCTCCTGGGTTTAATTTGATTTGATTATATTTATCCATTTATAATCTTTGTATTTTTTCGGGTAGTACTACTTTGTAATTGCGCTGGCGGAATTGCTGATGGTGCAGCAACTGGGGCTGATGCTTGTGGTGGAGCAGCATCAGCTTCTTCTTCGTCAGGATCTTCTATTGGGCCTTCTTTGGCCATCTCTTTATCCATATCTTTTACTTCTTCATCTGACATGCGAAGAACATTTTTACGAATCCATGCTTTAGAATAATATGTGCCAATATGATCTTGAACTTGCTGAAGAGTAGAAAGTCTCTCTCGCATAATTTCTGCTTCTTTTAATTCTTCAAAATAGTTATCTTTAATGAAGTCAAAGCGTAAATCATTTTTAATCTCAGCAAATTCTTCAGGTGTCATTATACCTTTAAGAATAACTTGCTTTTCTAATAGTTGGTTAAAAATAGATGCAAATCGTGTTCTTAAACGCTTAATAAACTTACCGAATTTTAATTCGTCTCGAGTGATTTCTGAAACACGACCAAACGAATACATTGTTTCTGGTTCTAAACGAGATAAAGGAACTTTAAGTGATTTGTAAAGTTTTCGTTGGAAGTATTGCATGTTACTGTCATCAGTTAAACCTGCTGCACTACCACCTGCTAGAGTATCAACTTCTGTAGTTCTTTCCCCGCCTCTACGTGGGAACCAAAAGTCTTCTGTCATTGTCATCATTTTACGAGCATCAGATATTTCGCCAGTTGCAGAATTATATTGCAACTTATTCTTGTGGCGAGTCATCATGTCTCTTAGATACTGCTCAGCTTTCGACTTAGGAAGATTACCAACGTCAATATAGAAAATTCTTCTTTCAGGAGCTCGTGTAAGAGTATAAATGATTGTAGCATCTTCAAGCATCCTTAACTGGTTGATTGGCTTAATAGCTGGATGCAAATGAGAAAGAACAAGTGAGTTGTTTTCGCTCATAATACCTGATGTTACACGAGCAATAGAGTCTTTTGCAATCCTATATCCTTGAACACCTTGCGATACGCTAGTTGAATTATCTGTGCCAAAACCGTTTTCTGAATACATGTAGTATTCGTTTTTGATTTTTTTAATTGGCATGCCAGAATGTGGATCTTTTTCTCTCTTATCCATTTCACGAATAAGTTTGATTTTACGAGGATCTACATATCTTAGTTCTTGAATACCATCTTTGATATTGTCATTATCAATAATAACATGATAGTTTAATCTACCATCAACATAAAATTTACTAAAAATATCGTAAGCTGCATTAGAAAAATCCATTAAAGAAAGTACTTCTTGAAATTCTTCGGTAAGCTTATCTTTAACTTTGTCTGGTAAATCTACATCATCTAAAACCAATTCAACAACGTCTTCATCTAAGTCTACGCTAATTGCTTCGTTTACAATTTCGTCTACAGCTTGGTTAATTTCAGGCTGCATCGCTAAACCGCGATATTTGGTTACTAATTCAGATTCTGTTTTAGCAGTACCTTCCATATCAAGAATGGTACTATAAAACCCGCCCATAGCAGTGCCAACGGTAATAGCACCGTCGTCATTTTGGGGCTCGGCAAAAGAAACCGGCGCTGTGCCGGTGTCTTCGTCGTCTTCTCTTTTTATTTCAAAGCCAAATATCTTCACTTTATTTCCTCATATTATATAATTACGTAGTTGGAATGCCGGTAGCGCCTTCAACTTTCCATAAATCGTACTGGAATGTAATATTAAATTCTTCAATTGCGTCTGTTTGAGACCAATCCAATTGAATACCATCAACAGAAATTGGGAACATACCTTCGAAAACGTATGTACGCAGTGGTGAACCATCTTTACTATATTGAGTAACTTGTCCGGTAGACTTGTACTGTTGAGGTAAACCTCTTGAGTTAGAGTCATGTGAGTTGATGAAGTTCATCCACTCTTCCATAGAGTTGCGAATAGCAAAATCTTCGTCGTTGATAACGGTTACTGTCCAATCTGCAAATGTTCTATCACCAGCATACTTGACCTGGCGCCCAAAATAAGGCACCACGTATTGACCAAGTGTTGACTCTGGAATGCCAGCTGCTCTAATCATAAATGGAATTTTGATATCAGCAGCTGGATTAACAGGGTTAGTGATTTGACATTGGAAGAGTGTAGGACGTGCACCGCCACCTACAAGTTCTGACTTGAACTGGTTGATGTTAAATGCCATATGTCTATCTCCTATTTAAATCTATTTATTAAGTAAGTTGGCCAACAATTTCATCAAATTCTACACCTGTTCTAGTTGCTACGAATGTAAGTTCGATAACATTAATAGAACGAGCAGGTTTGATAAAGATGCTTGCGCGGAACTTGTTTTGGTCGATGATTTCTGGTGTATTAACAGAAGCGTCAGAAACGACTCTAAAGTCAATAATACCACGACGACCTTGAATATCGCGAAGGAACGGATCTACAATATTCTTGAATTGCGTCTGAGAAAATTCATCATTAAATTCAAATAAGAAACTTTCAGCTGCTGTAGCAATTGATTTTTCAACCGCAATAAACAGTCTACGAACATTAATGCGATCAAATGCGCTTGCAAGACCAAGCATTGTTTTATCGCCAAATAGAACAATACCACGGCCAGTTTGTGACATAACTGGGTTAACGTCTGCGCTGTATAGTACATCTCTTTGTGGCTTGCTTGGATTAAAAGCTAGCTTAACAATGTTTTTGATGATACCTTTTCTATAGCCAGCTGGTGATTCCCAAGCTTCAACTCTTGAAGAAAGACCTGCCATATCGCCGTTTAGAGGAGTCCAACGATACTTATCATTGTATTTGTCATAACGGTACTTATAACCGCTATCCATAAATGCATATGATGAGTTCTGGATCTTGTTGCGATATGCAATAGCGTTATCCATCTTAGTATTAGTCTTAAGCTCGTCAACAACAGCTTCTTTAGAAGGTGATAAGAAAGCTACGCAATCTCTTCTGTAGTCTACAACGTTTGAAACAATGTAGTTTGCTCTAACACCAGCATCATCGCCTTTACCTTGAAGAACAAAAGAAATATCAATTTCGTTTGTATTCTTTAAAGTATCCCAAGCGAATGCTAAAGAGCTTAGAGTTGCATTACTTTCTGTTGATGTGTCTGTTCCGCCGTCCATTCTTTCATACACGTTTTCTTGCGAAGTTGCTGCCCCAATTACTGTAGTATTAGCAACTTTAATCCATGAAGACATGTTGTCAATAACTGTTGCGTAGTAATTAGTTGCGCCTTGCGGAGTTGTTGCATTATTAGCAGTAGATAAGTTTTCAAATCTTTCAAGCACAGCGTTTGGAGTACCACTAATTAAACCGTCTTTATCGATAACAGCTACGTGTACATAATTTGTGTTTGGTGCTTTACCAAATACTGAACCATATTGCCATTTTTTAACAACAGATAAATTGTTTAGATTAGATTCTGCTAACGTATATCTGCTGCTAAACGAAATAGATTGTGTAAAACCAACCGTAGCAGTTATTGCAGTATTACCAGTACCAAAAGTTTGTTGAATGTTAGTAACAGACGCTGCTGTAACAACCAATTCTTGGAAGCCAACACTTGAGTTGCCAACAACCATAACGTCACCGGCAGTGATAGTCGGAATACTAACGTTGTTTGCAACTTCAAAAGAAACCGTATTAGCATTAAATGCTATAGTTTGAGTAACTGATGTGTTTGCAATAGCGTTAGGTGGAATAGTACCGACTGCAGCAATTTCTTTAGAAAAAGCGTCTTTTGTAGACCAAGCAACTTCAATAGAGTTACCTAATGCGCCTGGATATTTTGCATCAAAAGCACCATAAACACTACTTCCCGGAATAACTTCATTATTACCATTAAGAACAAGTGATGTACCTGAAGCAGTTTCAGAACCGTCGTCAGCACGAACTACATAAACCGCGTTTGAGTACGAAAGATAATCTGCCGCAGTAAAAAATGTCTCATAGTTTGTGTCTGTTGGTTTACCAAAGCGGTCTACTAGATCATTTTCTGACGTAATCAGAATAGGATCGTTAGTTGGACCCCATTTAAAAATTCCCGCGATTGCTGCTGGTGGAGTTGCAAAGCCAGAAACTGACTGACTTGCGTCCACTTCGCGAACAATAACGGAAGGACTTACGGAAAAAGCCATGTTTTTCTCCTTTATTGAATTAGAAACACGTGTTTAATTTATTATTACTGTTTCTATTTATAAATTTATCGATTTGCTTGAGTGAGCCGTCATAATACAAGACCGTCGTTCTCATAGAAAACGTCACCGTCATCTATAAATCCAAATGGTAACATATCTTCTTCAATTTGCTCGTCTGTTTTTTCTCTTAACTTGATTAATGTGTTTATGTCTGTCATGTCCTTAAAGTATGCTTGCTCTGTCATCCAAGAAAATAACACTAGATTCATAACTAGGTCATCATGAAAACCTGGTTCTGCCTCAAATGAGTTTGCTTTTTTAGAAAACCTACTCAATTCTTGTATAGTATCATAGTCTCTTATGAGTAATTGGTTTTGCTCAACCAGCATTTTAAGCATAGAACACCCAGTACCTTTTACAGTTTTTGTTGTTCTAATACCATTTTCTACGTTTTTACCAAAACCGGCACTAAGTACTTTTCCGCTTCGACCTGAGTTTTGCGTATAAAGTAAATTCTCATAACCATAGTCTATATGCAATACGTCTACAACTTGACCACCAATATCGTTAATTTCAACTAGCAATCCGGCGGTATTGTAAACCATTCCAATTCTATTTAATACAGAAGCAAAATCAATAGGTCCTATGTAATTATCTCTAAAAACAGCAACTTGTCGATAAGGCATTTCCGTAATGTTAAAAACTGTAAACGTTGAATAGTCTAATCCTTTTCCTCTAGCAACGTCAGCAGTAATTACGTATTGTTGATTTTTTTCGGGTCTTTCGTATTGAATTAAACCTTCGCTTTTCATTATAGGTCTATCAGGATAAAGTTCTTTTAACTTTGAACCGCTGATAAGTGTACCAGACGATCCAAGGAATTCGCAACAATATTCTTGATTGAACTTATCTTCGTCATGATCGAGTGATTCAATAGTTTCTTTTTTCCACGCTTCTCCTCTGCCAGGTACATCATACCACATAACTTTAACGAATTGATATCCGTTTGTACCTTCTTCTGCGCCTTTACATGTTTTCCAAAAGTGGTTTAAACCGTTGGGTGTAGAGGTCATCAGAAGCTTTGTAGACTCACCAGACGAAATGGTTGGGTATACAGAGGCAAAGAACTCGTCGTATCCCTCAATGAACGCCACCTCATCCAGATATAGGAAGTTGATAGACTTACCACGGATAGCAGATGATGTAGTAGTACCGGCAAGAACTTTACAGCCATTTTCTAGTTCTATGTTACCTTTGTTCCACTCTGTAATACCTTGTTGTAACCACTTAGGTAAAGCTTCATAAGCTAATTTAATACGTGCTAAAACTTCTCTAGCTGCATCTCCTTTATTAGCAAGAATAGCTACAGTTGCAAATTCATTAAACAAAATATAATGAAGAATAACAGCAACGGCAGTTGTTGTTTTACCAGATTGTCGAGCAGTTAAAACAGCTGCTCTTCTATTATTTGATATTTTTTCAACAATTTCTTTTTGATAGTCATACATATCAAAAGGAATAAGACCTCGGTCTACGTGTACAATTTTAATGTACGTTTTGGCAAAATAAACAGGATCTTTAGAGCACTTAATATACTCTTTTATGAGCTCAGGAGTCCACTCAATTTCTTGATCTACCTTTTTAAGGTGTGAATTGCCTAAGTAACCATCACCCATTAGAATCACCCTTTAGCATTTTTAAAAGATCTGCTGTTGATACGATTAAGTTATTGTTTGTAACATTTGTTTGTGCTGCTTGCTTAGGCCCAAGTAATTCTTCTTTGGCATATTTCTTTTTAGAAGATATGTCAGCATAATCTTTGTTAGCATCAAGCAATGTTTTCATTAAAGTAGAAACAACTTCAAATGCTCGTGGTTGTTCAGATTGCTTTGCAATTTCAAGCATTTCTTCCATAGCTTCTTTACCAATATCAATAACATTTGCAATATTATTGCGAACTGTTTCAATATCTTTTAAGTTTTCATCATCTTCAACAATAATAGCAGGAGGATTTATTTCTTGTTTTGTTGCGAGTTCTGTTGAGGTTCCATTTCGTCCAAGTTCACTAATATCACTTCCGGAATCTCTATGATATGTATTATCCCTCGATCCTTTATTTTCTTCACAGTCATCTTCCCAGTCAGCATCCATTTGCTGTTCCACATTATTACTGGCTTTTCCCTCTTGTGCGTCATCTTGTGCCATCTGTAAAGGTCTTAATCCAAGAGCCATTGCTATTTTATCATCACTCATTATTTTTTATCTCACAAAATTATTTAACGTGTTAATCCCAGGTGCCGCCATTTGCTTGCCAAGCACCGTCTGTGAAGATTAAAGTATCTATATCAATACCGCTAGTATTATAACTGAAAGGATAATGTTCGATAGATGTATATACAAGTCCGTCAATGCGAGCATTTGCAATTATTACAGCAACTGTATTATATGTAGTTCCTGTTTGTCTTACTAGATACATCATTTGTCCTTCAACACCATCTGCTAACGTATAAACACCATTAGTTAGTTTATTAACAACTTTTGTTATATCTAACGCCGTTGGTGTTGGCGCAGTAGCACCAACTGCAGTTGGTGGCAGTAAAAATGTTTCACCGACAGAATGTCCAGTACCACCGCTGTTTACTATAACTGTAGCATTTCCAGATTCATCAAAATTAACTGTGAAGTCTATGTCACCCAATGCTAAACCGCTTGTATTAGCAACCCAAACAGGATTGGGGCTGTTAGTCACTATCACTTCAGTTACTACATCAGAACCGTCAACAGCCGTAATTTCGAACAATACATCATTACCATTAATATCAGCACCAGTTTTAGCAATAGTAGTATAATTACCGGTATAAGCAGTTCTTTGAACTGACGCGTCTGGGAATGTTATATTGCCGTCTGTGCCAAATTCCCAGTTTTGTTCAACAAAATTATTGTTACCTTGATTAGCTTGATCATTATATCGAGTAATAACAAATGTGCCTGTACCACCACCTACACTTATAACATCGCCATTAGTGTAGCCTGTACCAGGATTAGATACAGAAACGCTGGCCAATTGCCCACTTAACCCGTATCCAAAATTCACAGTCATTCCACTGCCAGTACCACCTGTAGTTGTAGATGGTAGTGGATCATCACTAGTGTATCCACTGCCAGCATTTTGTATAGTACAAATATTAAATTGACCGCCTGTTGTTAACGTTAAGCCATCTATATTAACTAATCTGCCAGTTGCGTCAAACTTCCACTGATTTGTGCCAGTGTTCAAAGTTATTGCACCTGGCCCATTTACCGCATCGCCACTTCTTATTATAACATTGCCGCCAACATATGGCCTTGAAGAATTTCCAGCTATTAACTCAATGTCTCCACCTATCGCTCCCCATGTACTACTACCTATATCAGACCCAGCATTACCGGCAGCAATTGTTAAGTTACCTCCGTTGCCAGCATTCCAACCAGTAAAGCCGTCAGTACGAGCATCACCGCCTACTCCAGTAGTGATTGTTAATGGAATACCAGAACCACCAACACTATTGCCAGCAGCATCTCCGCCGTCGATAGTCTTTAAAGTGTTATTTGGGAATATCGTACCACCAGCATTAGTAAATTGCCAATCATTACTATTACCTGTTTCTGGGAATGTGCGTAATGTTATTTCGCCACCACTCATTGCTCGTATTAATACGTAGCCGCCTAGACCGTACGTTTGTGTTTCGCCACTTTCAATATTGATCCATCCGCCGTCACTAGTACCAGAATCACCTGCTTGGAAGTTTAGGTAACCGCCGGTGCCCGAGCCAATGCCTCGACCGGCACGAATCTTAATATCTCCGCCGTTACCATTAGCATCTCCACCAGGGCCTGCCCACAAGTAAACGTCACCACCTTCGCCAGCGGTGTTTGCATAACCTGCAGCGCCTTGAATGATAACGCGTTCAGCGTTAATAGCGCTTTCTGTTGATTCTGGTCCAAATATAATTGCTTGTTGCGCTGAATCACCAAACTTTAATGTTTGTCCAGTGCCACTTGGGTTAGCATTATCATTAATAGGAACTGTTAGCGTTGGGAATGTCATAGCACCATCTGTACCAAACCTCCACACATGCTGATCGCCCTCATCGTTATCATTGGTACCAATCTCTACACCGTATCCATATCCGGGTACAGGGCCATAATCTGGCCCACGCTGTAACACATAGTTATAATCATCGCCAAAATACAAGTCTTGAGAATCACCGGCAGCTCGCATAATATGGAAGTGTGATGGACCACCTGGTTCTGGCAATGCGCCAAACTCCAAACTGCCGCGGCTTGTTGACATTGTAACAACGCCGTCAGTATCTATTCTAACAGAATATTGTCCATTATAAATGCTGTTTCCAGTATCTCCTGAATTATATAATGTTCCAAGCAAGAAATTAGAACCATCTGTAATTGGCGAGACTGTACTAGTATTAACGTTGTTTGCGTTGTTTGCGTCAGTTTTATTAGCATTAACTACTGTAATATCGCTGGCTGCATTATCTAGAAATCCGCTAAATGTGGCTGATCTGATATCCCAATCGCCTGCTGCAAATTGGTCTCCTGTTGCAGAAATTTGTACAACAGCAGCATGCGGCATTTGGCCTGCATCTCCGAAGCCACCACTAAGTGCGACATAATCTTGTTTAACTGCTATAGTGCTGCCAGAACCTTCACTAAAAAACATGCCGCCTGCAAATGACCAAGTAGTAACATTGTCTATTAATCTTTGCCATTCTACTGTGCCGTCAAAACCGTATTTTGCTGCAACCCACACATAGCTGTCTGGAAAATTATTTGGGTTGGCTGTGACTCCAGACAGATACAATTTATCGTCTGGACCAACCACTATGCTAACTCCAAATGAGTCACAATTGCCTGCAACTCGTCTGCTCCATTGTTTAACACCTTCACTATTAAGTTTTAGTATGCTTATAGCGCTAGTTGTGCCTCCGTCAAAACTATATTGATAACTACCAGTCACATAGATATTGCCCGTGCTGTCAATGTCTGCATCTGCGCCTCTGCAGTCAAACCCAGCATCAAACAGTATAGCTTTTTGCCACTGTATAGCGCCAGAACTATTATACTTAACAACAAGCATATGATTTTCTGTATCACTAGCTTCACCTAATTGATCCATGTAACCAATTGCTACTATTTCACCATTAGGTCCAACAGCCATTCCATATGCTTCTTCATCGCCCTGTCCATTCAGACTTCTTGTCCAGTCAATACTGCCATTTGCCGCGTTGACTTTTGTAGTAGCAACATAGCTATCAGTACTATTAGATGCATAACCTACCATAACTGGGTTACCGTCTGAAGCTACATCAACTACTGAGCTAGTACTTTGATATCCAAAATCGTATTCTTTGCTCCATTCCAAGCTGCCATCTAAACTATCAATTTTAGTTAAAGTAGATACACTATATCCATTTGCTTCTGGAATTGTTTTGCCTGCTATGTATATTGAATTGCTGATATTATCTACTGCAAGACCCCACCCGTCTGTGTTAAAATCTGACAGAAATCTTGCTGACCACATCTTAGTACCACTGCTAGTGTACTTACCTACTGAATAATAGCTTGAATAATTAATCTCGCTTATATGACTGAATAAAGCAATAATATTGCCGTCAGAATCATATTCTACGCTAGATGCTAAAGCCGGCACATCATCAGGTGCGCCGTTTGCAGACTCGAATGTTTGCACCCAAACATTTGGATCTCCTGGTCCAGCCAATACGCTAATACCATCGCTATTTAAGATGTCACCACCTACTGGTAGTACTATATTTCCACCAGAATTAAATGTCCATTCTTTGTTATAATCGTTTGTGTAAATGCGTATTTCATCGTTAGCACTAAGTTCCATATCATCACCAAGTGCTTCAATGAAAATATCGTCTGCTGCAGTAAGATTTATGTCAGCATCCTGACTTCCTGTTCTAGTAGTTTCAATAGTAAAATCTTTATTAGACAGAGCTAACTTTGTAGACCCTGTATTATTAGTTACTACAATATCTTCTAAATTAGCAGTGCCACCTCCACCGCCTAATAGTCCTTCAGTATCAGTTAGTTGACTTACATCAGTTGGAATATCAGATTCTTTTGCTAAAGGAGTACCGCCATTAGTAGCACCATCCATTACAACTACTGTATTTTTGGTTGTGTCAATTAAAATTTCACCAACAGATCCGCGCTCGTTTTGCAGACCAGTAGTCGTATTTCTTCTGTGTTGTAGAATTTGTGCCATTTAAGTTGTTCCTATAAACGTTTAATTTATTTATGTTTGTGGTAAGTTTAAATCATCTATAGCGTATCCGCTTTCAAGATCAATGATAACATTGTTAGATGTTGAACTTAAATCTGTATTGCTGTATACAATGTCAAGCACAAATGGTTGATTTGCTCCATTTGGATTTACGTAATCTGTATTTGCAACCCAGTTATCATCAAATTCAATATCAGACCATCCAATTGAATTATTAGCAAGAATAACTGGATATACGTTAACATCTTCTTCAAGCGGTGCATTTGCTAAAGTGCTTGCCGCAAAGCCTGCATCAACAAATTTAATAACCTTTTTAGTTTTCTCAGGCCCAAAAAAGTAACCCTTTAAAGTAAAATTTAAAGTGTATAAAATTGTTTGTCTTTCAATGTAATCACCTTCGTAAAGATCTTCTGTAGTAACACTATTTAAAATAATAGGAAGATCAAAAGAATCAAGATCAGGTATAAGAAACGCACTAACAGTCCAATCTGGCGTAAAGAATGGAAGAATTTGCTCTAATATCTTAGTTGCATCTTCCGAATACTTAGTCATAATATATAACGAAAAATCTAGGTTATATGGTGTAGCAGCATAAACAAAGTTTCTTGCAGAGTTTGTTTCTGCTTTTGATTCTTTGCGCATCTTAAGAGACGAAGCAAGTTTTCTTTGAGAATCGTATTGCATGTTTGTAATTTCAAACGACATGCGAGGTAACGAAATAGCATCAGCAGCTCTTGTACCATTTATTAAATCTGGCTCTTGCACTAATTTTGAAAGTACTTTTTGGAACGGAGCATAAGATAACGGCACAATCATAGTTTGCACTAAGTTGCCTGCGTTGTCTTTTCTTTCAATTTTAATTTGATTGAAAATAGTGCCAAATAATGCTACATATTTTTTAGTAGTTGCATTATAAAAATAGTTTGCTATAGCCATTTATCGATCCTGAATATTAATATTTTCGCTAAACGGATCCATCTCCGAAAAATCTAAAATTCCGTCTGCTTCTGTTTCAAAATCAAGATTTTGAGAAATTACATCGGTATTTGCCAAGTCTTCGAGCGTTTCTACAAAAGCGGTTGTTGAATTAACGTTATCAAAATAATGATCGATTTCGTATCTGCCCGTTTCAAATCTTTCATTTGAAAATTCCATTAATTCACATTTAAGGTCATAGACTTGAAGACTTCCAGACTGATAGAATACACTCTCATGTTCTACGTGTGTAATTCTATACAAATTCTGATTTATTGGAAGCCAAATGACATCATTTTCACGAGGGCGAACTTTTCTTTGTGTTTTTCTAGTTACGTTTTGTTCGAATGTTCTAATAGCTACAGTAAATGTAACTTGGTCTCTAATTTGCAAACCAAACTTAGATAAGAAGTCGCCTTCACCTTCAAAGCCATCAACATTTTTAATATACACTTCAAATGAATACATTTCATCGTACAACGGCGTATCATCTTGATTGAGGATAGTATCTATGTTATTAAACTCTCCACTAAGATAGCTTATATCAATGCCATAAATTTGAATTGACTCTATTACTAGATCATCAATTAAATTTTGTTCATTAAAATTGCCATAATTATTGAAGTATACACTCGTTGCCATTACAAATTATCCAATAAAGTTATATGTAAGAGGTTGTAGACTTCTTATTGCGTCTTCTTCCATAGCTTGACGCTCTGCTCTTGCTTCAGCTAAAATTTGTTCGCCGTTAAATTGTACTCCGCCAAGTAATTGCATGCCTGTAAACTTAGTTAGGTTTAAACCCCATTGTTCACGAACCAAAACAGAAGCATAATTCTGCAACCAACGATCACCCCATACGTCAGAGTACGCGTCTGGATCAATAATGTCGTAAGCTTCTATAATGATATATCTGTCAGCAACCAAAGATGCTTTATCAGAATCTATATAAAGCTTATTTACGTGTTTGTTATAACGAATAAGAGGCATTCCTACAAGAATTTCTTGTAAAAACTCCATATGCGACATAGTCATCCAGTAATTCGTAACTGAATAACCTGTGATGTCTGAGATGTTATTAAGTACAAATTGGTATTGTACGTTGAAGATACCTGTACCAGTAGAGATAGAAGTATCAAGATCAAAAATTTTGGAAATACCAAGAAGGTTTTGTGGCAATGTAACATAACCATTTTCTACATCTTGTGCTGTAAGCTTATGTTTTAAATAAACTAATTGGCTACCATTATAGTGATAATCTCTCCAAAAAGAAACAGCTTCATCTACACGATCTTCTACTTGCTCTTCAGCTACGTTGATTTGAATAACCGGCGCACCGATTTTTCTTAAGATATACTCTTTAAATTCTTCTCTTGATTGTGGTTGTGCCATTTGTTTTCCTTAAGCCAGTTCGTCTTTTATGATTACTTTAATGTAACCGGTATTTGGAAAGGTTTCTACTTGGCCATTAGTGTATTGAATTTCAAATTCTGCACTATGAATGCCGGTATTAGCAGTATCTCCAGCTTGCCATTCGTAAGCCACGATGCCTTTAGCAGCATTAATAATAGTACCAATACCATCTTCTACAAGCAAATTACCATTTTCATCTTGCATATGAAATCTTATTGCTTGAGCGTTAATCATAGATTTAACTCTACCGTTAGAATCTGAAAGCGCAGCTTCAATAGATGGTGCGGTATCGTTTTGTTTTATATAGAAGCTAGCAGACATTTGTTTCTCCGGATTTTACTTTTATTTATTAAAATCAATTAGTTATTTTTGTAGCACTTCGGCCTGTCTAATGCCATTATCGATGATTCTAACACTATTAGATTGTTTGTTAATTGTAACTCCGTTGAAGTTTACACCGTTAAATGTACAATAATTTGCTCCATCCCCAGAGTAAGCTCTAGTAGATACATTTAGTGCAGTACTTTCAAGATTAAAACCATATGTGCCAGCAGATTCACCTAATGAGAATACGTAAATCTTGGTGTTAAGAGTAAAACTAAGAGTCTTATTTAAATAAGCGTGAGTAAGGTTATAACCTTGGGCTGATTGTGTGAATGGTATTACAAGCGAACCATATTCTGCTTTCGCATAGCGCTGCACACCAAATTCTATGAAAGAACTTGATGTAAAACCAAAACTTAGATCTTCAGCCGAAGCTTGAATAATTGGTGGAGTAATCCTACCGGTAAACGAAAAATTTAAATTAAAATCGTTTAATGTGCCGGTAATTGGTACCCTTGCATAAGAAACAAGGGAAGGTTCAATTGATACTGAAGCTTCCCCTGTAAGTGTGGTATATCCACCTGCAAAAAATTCAAAATCTAATGTTGTTGAAAACGCTCCATTAGCAGACATGAGGCTTACCTTTTGTTAAAGTTACGCCCCACCAGCTGTAATAGTAAATGCTGTAATATTAATTTGTTGGCCAGTTGCAATGTTAGTGTTATCTAATTGCATATCGCCACCACCGCCTGTGGCAGAAATAGAACCTTGCATATGACATACAGTACCATCATTGTTGTGTAGTCTAAAGTAACCAGCTGTACCAGAAGCGTCAGCTGACAAATCTTGCCAAGTTCCTGATAATGTAACAGAACCTAATGTTGGGTTTGATAACCAGTCTGTAGGAAGAACCATAGTTGCAACAACCGTACCCGTATTTGCCGTACCACAGTTAGCTGGTGGCGAACCAGTAGAAACAGTCATAATTGGATTTTCGCCAACTTCTGTCTCAATTGCTGCCAAAGTAGCATTTCTTGCATTAACCGATAACTGAAAAGCCATCTGTATCTCCTTAAATGAAATTGTTTAATATATTTTACATATTTATATAAAAACAGTTGACAGTTTTTCAGAACCAATTATAATAGCCTTATGGCTCCATCAATATAGTATTATGTTCTTCTTTCAATATCATCTTCTGACAGAATATCACCCATCCAGACTTCAATTACCTTAACTGGTGTTTTACCAACATTTGTAGCTTTATGCCAGCAGTTTCTTGGTATATCAATGCTGTCGCCAGATTTATAGATTCTAGAAGTTCTATAATCATTTGCATATTCAAGATTCATTTCAAGAGCACCATCTACAATGTGCCAATGTTCTGATCTACCGAAGTGTCGCTGATCAGATAAAGACTTACCAATATCAATAGATAGTTCTTTTACTTTCCAATGACCATTCTGATCAAGATCTCTGTATTTTCCCCAGACTCTTTCAGTTGATGGCTTGCCCCAATTATTTAAAATCCAACTAGAAGAATTTAATTTGTCTGTACCGCCAACACCAAATACAAAGTCAACATCATCAAAGATCATTTCAGGAATGTTATCTTTTGTACGATCACCACCATTTGCAAAAATGATTTGTGAATTTTTTGGAAAGCTATTTTTAATGTGTTCAATTGCGCCAATTGCAGAACCATCGTCATCATTAAAACCAAATGCGTGTCCAACACATTTAATGTTACTAACTATATTTGATCGTTCTTCAAAGGACATAAATGGTTGGCCTTTTTTACGAGTTAGCCAAGCATCGCTATTTACACCAACACATAAAATATCGCCAAGCTCTTTTGCTGCTTTAAAATATTCAATGTGACCAGAATGTAGTGGATCAAAGCCACCGGTTACAATAACAACTTTCATTCCCATTATAGTTTCTCCATTATATAGTTCCATGCAAAATTAACTTTTGTAGAAGATCGCATTTCAGGTTTAGTTTTAGCATAGTCTGGATGAACCCACCAGTCTTCATAGCTAGATTTTTCATCAACCGCGACATCGCTTACCATTAATATATATCCAAGTTTGCTAAGTACTTTTCTAGATTCATCTCTGATATCATTGCCCCACCAGACTGCATTATGCTGAAACTGCAAAACAGAAAATTCATACTTATCAAAAGGAATTGCTTTAAGAGCTGTAAGAGAAGCTCCCTCAGCATTGATTCTCAAATATTCAATCCTTTGCTCTAAACAATGTTGTTTAAATAACACTTTATAATCCGTATTGGCAGCATCTGCAAGTACTGAAGTAGTATTTCTACTTCTCGAAAAGATATGACACATTCTTTCTGAGTTATCTAATGAAATACCTTTCCAACCGAATTGTTTTTCAAGTAGTAGAGTATTATTAAACAGTTCAGGATGTCCAGATCCAATTTCTACAAATGTGCCATTTCTTTGTCCATCTAAAACAGACAATACAAACATGTCTTGGAAGTGACGTGAATAGTTCTTTTCTATGCTATCAATACCTTTAAACTTAAACTTGTATATGTCAAGTTCGTCTTCAGTAAATGTAAGTGTACTTGGATAACCATGTTCTGCTAATAAAGCAGTAGCTCCTTTGTCTACTTCTTCGCTAATAGAATTTTTATATTTTAAATCAAAAGCAAGGTTTTTAGATTCGTCTCTGCCGTCAGTTTTCCATTTAGCACGTGCATATAGTAAACGTAAAGCGTTAATACCTGGATAGCCGAGATCATCATCAAATCTGTCATGCCACTGCTCAAATTTAAGACCGATTGCAGCATACATCATTGATTCTCGCCAATCATTCTTTTTTTGTTTAAATTTAGAAAGAAAGTAATAAGCTTCTGGTCGATCTGGAAATGTATCAATGGCAATTTTAAGTAAGCCTTCTACACTATGATCTCTATCGCCATTACGTTCATAGATAAAAGAACCAAGAATCATGCACTTATATTGAAGCCATTTTTCTTTTATAGTTTTACCCGGCGACATATCAGCTGCACGAAGATAATAACTGAAAGCAGCAGAACCTTGTTCTAATTTATCGTATTCGCGAGCTAATTTATAGATTTTATCTGGGTTAGAATAATCTAAAATAACGTCATTCAATAGTTTCATATTTGTAAATTTCATACGTATTATCCGTTATCAGCTAAAAATTCTAAAAATACTTGTATTGGCATCTTAAGAATAAACGAAGCGTTATCTTGAAAACCAAACGAAATCAAAACGTTGTTATTATGAATGGTCATACCAGTTACAAATTCAATGTTGTAATCTGTATTTGTTACGTGATCATAATACGTTCCCATAAAATGGAAGTTGCGTGAAACATGAATCAAATTCCAATCGTTATCCCATACAAGAACTCTATGAGAATAGTCTCCATCTTTTCTACCGAATGGATCTCTTAAAAGATTTGTTTCATGAACAAAAGCCATTCTTTGTTTGTCGTTAAGACGAATTACTTGTGAACCACCTCTGAAGTCGCGCTTAAACGGTTTTCTTTCGTTTTGTTCAACAAATACTTCTATGGTTGTACCTTCTTCAATGTTAAATTTAACTAATTGAGTAGGGTTACACCATTTAACAAAGTGATAAGGCATATCAAGAACTGGCATCCAATTCTTTTCACAATAACTAGCGTCTTCACCCGGAGCCGGAATTGGATGTCTTGAAATTTCTTGCCATTCACCATCTTTAAAATCTATATGACAAAGTTCCATACGACCCTTGCCTTTTTCATCATAGCAATCACGACGAACACCGCAAAGATATAGTTTTTTATCCCATTCAAACAGACGAGCATCTTCCAAACCAACAAAGTTCCAAGTTGGTGCTACGTCTAACTTCATATTAACACGTTGTGCTGAGGCTAAATTAAGATTACTATCTAGCTCGCACATCACGTTATGAGTTTTTAACGCTACGTCATTTTCGGGATGTATGTATACGAGAGGTCCCCACTGGTGTGGAAACTTTTTCCCCTCGCTATGATAAAGAATGTAGTTAACGTGTCTAACGTTAACAAGAAGCTTTCCGTCTTTAAGAAAAATAGACGGATTCATAATACCAGTTTCATTTCCCAAAACTGCTTTTGGTACTAAAATTGGGTGTATTGAACCACCTCTTTTCAGAGCATAAGTTGCTAAACCACCCATATGCAAATCGTGCATGTCACCTCCATTATATAATAAAGAAATCGCCTACATTACCAATTAGGTTTTATTGTACGTAGTTTGCTTCTTTCAATTTTTGCATCTAACTGTTTATTTATGCGGTCTTGCTCAGCACCGGCTAAGACATCCTGCAACCAAGTAATAACTTGAGCTGAAGTTACATCGTTTAACGGTACAAATTGATTTGCAGGAATAGAACTTGCATCTAAAGTAGTGTTACCGAGATAACTTGCTTTTACTCCGTCTGTGTCTTCAGCTATTAATTTCCATTGAACCTGAACGACAGCATTCTCAAGAAGTACACCATCTTGATTCAACTGGTCGTTTAGACCCAATTTTACGATACGCCAATTATAATTCACGACAGATTCCTTTTGTTATTAAACGTTAGGATTTGGTACTGGCGGTGTTGGTGTTACGTCGGTTGCCCAAGGCATTTTTTCTTCACGTACTTTGTCCGCGTCAATTTGACCTTGGATTTTGCCTTCAATATGTGCTTTATATCCTGGATCGCCATTAACAACAGCTTGAACCCAAGAAATAACATCTGATTCCTGCAGATCTGCAAAATCTACGAAAGAATCTAAGTTAACACTTGCTGCACTGAATGGAGTTGCGCCAGAGAATTCTCCAGTTGCGCCAGTAGAGTCTGTTCCAACTACTTTCCAATATGTTTGGCATACTGCGTTTGTAAGCGTAACGCCTTCGCTGTTTACTTCGTCTTTTACTTTAAGACTTGTAATTGAATATGATA